TCTGGGCCAGCGACACGACCAACGGCCCGTTCTATCAGCTGTACGACAAGGACGGAGCCGTGGTGAAGGTGACCCTCGCCGCGTCCACTACCGACGGCCGTGCCTATGCCCTGCCCGACGAGGTGTTTGCCACGCAGTACATCAAGCTGCTGTCGGCCACCACGAACAGCACGGGCACCATCGGGACCGCCGTGTTCAAGGGCTGACGTGCCAGACCGCATACCGACGTTCAAGCCGCCGTGGGTCAACAGGAAGCCCAAGGCAAGGGATGCACGACCCTCGGCGGCGGCACGTGGGTACGGTAGCAAGGCGTGGCGTCTCGCTAGGCAGCAGGCGTTACTGCGTGATGCGTATCAGTGCCAGCGGTGCGGCAAGGTTGTAATGGGCAGGGCTGCGGTTGTGGATCACATCATCGCCAAGCGTGACGGCGGCTCTGATCTGCTAGAGAACCTCCAGACGCTTTGCCACGGACCGGGCTCGTGCCACAGTAAGAAGACCGTGCGTGAAGAGCAGGGCGGCAGGGTCGGTGGATCGCGCAAAAAGAAGGGTTGACCCTGCGGTGGACGGGTGTACATTGCTCCAACGATAAGCGTTAGCAGGTTATGCGACGCTGTGGCAGCACGAGGCTGCCGAGGATCGATGCCATGGAAGGCGTATACAGTCAGCGCAAAGACCTAACGGGGCTTCGTTTTGGAAAACTGACTGTTATCGGCCTGACAAGCGAAAGGCGCGACAAAAGACCTGTATGGAATCTGCTTTGCGATTGCGGCCGAAAGCACAAGGCCACGTCTCGATCGCTCCAGAGGGGGCAAGCCTCTTGCGGGTGCTCTCGCATAAAAAAAGACCTGTCAGGGGTCAGGTTTGGGAAACTCACCGTATTAAGGTATTCGGGGGCTGGGCGGAAGAACGGCTATTCCATTGGCGCGACGTGGGAGTGTGTTTGCGAGTGCGGCAACGTGCACATTGACACCGCGAAACGCTTAATAGACGGAATGGCTGTGTCGTGCGGTTGCCACGCACGGCCCAGGAAGATCAACAAAGACCTAGCCGGCCGAAGATTTGGAATGCTGACCGTCGTTGCGCCTTTAGAAAAGAGAAGCAAGCATTCGAACATTATCTGGAGGTGTCTGTGCGACTGTGGATCAACAATCGATGTCATTGGTAGCTATTTGACCCAAAGGGCCGAATGCCGCACTACGTCATGCAGGCGATGTGCCAGCAAGGCTAAAAGCGAAAGGCACTCGCTTAAACTGGAGGGCAGGAAGTTCGGCAGGCTGACTGTCGTGCGCAGGACTGGCCGAAAGCGAAACAACCACAATGAGTGGGAGTGCTTGTGCGAGTGCGGCAAAACGCACAATGTGTCGTCAAGCGGCCTCACCGGCGGCACGCGGTCCTGTGGGTGCTTGGCTAGCGAGACAGCGAGCGCCAGCAACATCAGGCGGTTTAAGCAGGATCACAAGTCAGGTGCGGTCTGGCTTTACGACAATGGCGTCAGGCAAATAAAGATGCGTTCGTCTTGGGAGGTGGTGTTTGCGAGATGGCTGGACGACAACAACGAGCCATGGGAGTACGAGCCCAAAATCTTTATTTTGGGCAAGGCGGTGCGATACACGCCAGACTTTTTTCTTCCGGCACGCGGCGTGCACGTTGAGGTGAAGGGGTTTATGTCGGACTTCGCAAAGAAAAAGATTGATGCTTTTAGAAGCACCCATTTGCTCGTTTTGGTAGGGAAAACGTTTATTGCCAAGATTACTGGTCACGATAAAGCTAGGGACATTGCAAGGCTTGTTCGGCGAGTTGCGCCGATTGGGCCAGCGTGCCGAAAGCAGCCGACGAGGCGACCGCTCATTCCAGAGGGCCAAATGCGGCTGTTTTGATGTCGTGAACTTTTGGCCGAAAATAATAAGACCACGTGCGGGAAGCACGAAAACGCGCCCGCAAAAGTCGCATAGGGGGTAGGTCATGGCCAGGAAGGGCAGGCCGCCGGTTCCAACGCAGTTGAAGATCCTGCGTGGCAACCCAGGAAAGCGACGCCTCAACGAACTTGAGCCGACGCCGCCGCAGACTGGGGTGGAGATGCCAGAGTACCTCGGCCCGGTCGCTCGTCAGCGTTGGGGCAGGGTGCTGCCGCTACTTCAATCCGTGCGAGTGATGACGCAGGCCGACATCGAGGCACTGGCGAGGTACTGCGACACATACGAATGGTGGCTTGCCACCCGTGCGAAACTCCAAAAAGAGGGCGACACGTACCCGATCCTGAACGACAAGGGCGACATCAAGTACATCGCCCAGCGTCCAGAGGTTGCGATAGCCCACAAGTTAGCGGCACAACTCCACGTCTTAGAGGCTGACTTTGGCCTCAATCCCTCGTCGAGAACGAAGCTTGCCACGCAAGTCGAAGTCAAAAAGGACGAGCTCGAAGAGTTCTTCGCCCACGGCTAAGCATCGTCCTGGCATCGACCAGGCGAAGGCCGACCGGGTGTACCGTTTCTTCGAGACGGTGCTGAAGCACAGCAAGGGCCAGACGGCCGGGCAACCGTTCCTGCTGCTGCCGTGGCAGCGATACGTGCTGGGCGAGATCTTCGGCCGGCTGAAGCCTGACGGCACTCGGTTACATCGCCAGGCGTACATCGAACTGCCAAAAAAGCAGGGGAAAAGTACGATGCTCGCCGGCATCGCCCTCTACATGCTGGTGGCCGACGGCGAAGCCGGGGCTGAGGTCTACGGTGCGGCATCGGACCGTGAGCAAGCCGGCATTATCTACCGTGAAGCCGCGTCGATGGTCCGCTCGTCGCCGGCGTTGTCAAAGGTGCTTGAGGTGCTCGACTCGCGGAAGACGATCGTGCATCGTGGGAGCAACTCGTTCTACCGAGTGCTGTCGGCGGATGCGTTCCGGGCTGAGGGGCTGAATATCTCCTGCCTGCTGTTCGACGAGTTGCACGCTCAACGGGGGGACCGCCGGCTGTGGGATGCCCTTCGGTACGGCGGTGCGGCTCGGCGTCAGCCGCTGGTGCTGTCGATCACGACGGCTGGCGAGGCGAACAAGACCCACTTGTGGTACGACCAGCACGACTACGCCGAGCGGTGCATCGCGGACCCGACGTTCGACCCGGCGTTCTTCGGCTGCATCTACGCCGCGGACCGGGAGGACGATTGGAAGTCGCCGAAGGTCTGGCACAAGGCGAACCCCTCGCTAGGCGAGACGATCAGCGAGGAGTCATTCGCCGCTGACTGCAAGGAAGCCGAGAACTCTGCCACCAAACTCAACGCCTTCCTGCGGTATCGGTTGAACATCCCGACGACCAGCGACATCCGCTGGATTCGTCCTGACCAGTGGGCGGCCTGTGGCGTGGAGCTGGAGCCGTTGGAGGGGCGGCCGTTCTGGGCGGGGCTGGACTTGGCGAGTACGTGGGACACGTCGGCATTCGTGGCTGTGTTTCCCGACGAGTCTGGCCGGTACGACGTGGTCCCGATGTTCTGGTGCCCCGAGGCCAACGCCGCGGAGCGGGAGCGGACTGACCGGGTGCCCTACACCCAGTGGGCGAGGGACGGATTCTTGCGGCTGACGGACGGCAAGAGCACGGATTACGCCACCATCAAGCGGGACATCATGGAGTTCTGCGGGCGGTTCCAGCCGAAGCAGATCGCCATCGACCGATGGAACGCGACGATGCTGGCACAGGAGCTCGTTGCCGAGGGCTTGCCGGTGCAGATGTTTGGGCAAGGGTTCGCGTCGATGAGTGCCCCGGCGAAGCGTCTGGAGGCACTCACGATCGACGGCAAACTGCGGCACGCTGGGCATCCGGTGCTAGGCTGGCAAGCAGGAAACGTAGCGGTACAGAGCGACCCGGCCGGCAACATCAAGCCATCCAAGGCGAAGTCCACGGAACGCATCGACGGCATGGTCGCTCTGGTAATGGCGATTGGCTCGCACATGGGCGAAAGCCTGACGCCGCAGGCGATGCCCGAACTTTCCTTCTGGTGAACACCGCATGGATGCGACGCTCCCCGAGATCCGCTGGCTAGAGACGCGGATGAGCCGCTGGGATGACCTGGTGGCGGCTGCTGCCGAGTCTGGCGTGCGGGTGACCCCCGAGACCGCCATGCGGACGGCGGCGTACATGGCCTGTGCCCGCGTGGTGGCCGAGACCGTCGCTTGCCTGCCGCTGCACGTCTACCGCAAGCGTGACGACTACACGTCGGAGCGGGCCAAGGATCTGGCGATCTACAACGTGCTCGCCAAGCGGCCGAACCGCTACCAGACCAGATACCAGTGGGTCGAGCAAATCTGCCTGCACATGGGGTTCTACGGCTCGTCCTACCAGTTCAAGTTCCGCGGCCCCGATGGGCAGGTGACCGAACTGCGGCCGCTGAACCCGGCCGGCATGAAGGTCGAGCCGGACGACGAGGGCACGAAGACGTACCTGTTCACGGACCCGAAGACGGGCCGGCAGACGATCTACCGCGACGACCAGATTTGCCACATCCCGTGGATCTCGTTTGACGGCATCCACGGCGAGGTGCCGATCGAGTTGGGCCGGGATGCGATCAGCCTGGCTCGCAGCCTGGAGGGCTATGCGGCCAACTTCTACAGGAACCAAGCTCAGCCGGGACTGATCCTCACGACCGACCAAGTGCTCAACGAGGAGCAGCGGCGTGGGCTCCGCGAGTCGTGGAACGCCCGGCACAAGGGGGCGAGGAACGCCGGCGAGACGGCGGTGCTAAGCAACGGACTGAAGGCCGACACGATCACGGCCACGAATCAAGAGAGCCAACTGGCTGAGCTCTGGATGCAATCGCTGCTTGCGATATGCCGCATCTGGCGGATGCCGCCGCACATGATTCAGGAGTTGGGCCGCGCGACGTGGGGCAACCTGCAGAGCGAGATGGTGTCGTTCGAGAAGTTCACGATTG